TGCATAGTTTAGATTAGTAACATGAAATGTCATCAATGGTGTGCTTGGCAAACTGTTTGCACTGTTCTGTTGAATAATTGTTTGTGCTTGACGTGTAGCATCACCATAACGTACAGGCACTCTATACAATGCCTTTTGTGTGTTGTCTTCGGTTCTTCCGTACTCAACTTGGAAGTTTGAAAATACTCTTGTGAACTGCAACAAGAACCTGCGTATTTGTTCGTCGTAAAAGAAACTTTGGAGTGCCATTATGTTACCTTACCATAATATTTTAATCTTGCGTAACTCATTTTTTCTTTTGTTTCACTATTGTGTTTTTTGCCATTCACTTTATTTTCTAGTTTATAAATGTGCATTAATTGTCAGCCTGAGGTTTAAGTATCTTGCTTAATGGTTGACGTTCAGGAATATTACCACGATCTTCAGTTGCAGTTTCGTTGGTATTGTTTACAAAACTACTACGTTGTGTTTGGGATTGTACGTTGCCATAGTTTGCAACTGCTTTTTCTTTATCACCTGGTGTCAAATTGGTTCTCACATCGTCTTCGTACTTAATCCATCGTGTACCACTATAGCGAAAAAGTCTATTTGGATAGTAGTCTAGTCTAAGTGCAAAGTCTCCTTCTTGTGCATTTTGTGGGAAACTTGTTCCTGGAGTAACCGGTAAGCCATTTGGTGCAATACCATCTCCAGTTAAGTATCCAAGTGTATACCCATTTGCTCTAGGTGATTGTGGTTGTCCGTCAACATCGACATTTGTGGTATCAACTGTGATGCCTGTGTTATCTACAGTATAACTATTTGGATCTGCAGGAGTTCCATCTTCGTTTGTGGGTACAATGTAGAACTTAACTGTATCGTAACCACTAAGTGGCACTTCGTATTCTGCTTGAGTCAGAATAGCATCATTAATCTCTCTATCTTTGACTACTGTTCCAAATGTTTCTTGTTCAGTAAGTGGTTCAAACTCTTGCCAGTGTTCAGTGCTGGTAATTTCTACACCTGGATCTACGTCCTTGATTGCTTTGTAATAGGTATTGTTGTGTAAAACAATACTTCCGCTGGGATAATAGTTTCCATTATCCCAGATGTTTTCAACTTCAAATGGTTTCTTGAGTATATCGTTGTATTCTTGAGCACTTACAAGAGGCGTTGCTTTTACACGCCATAGATGCGGCAACCAAGTTTGTGAAAATCCTTCACTTGCAAAGGCAGCGTCTTGTATTACATAGTACTTCGGTATAGCTCGAGCAATATTACTATCAAGAGGGTTGTAATCTTTAAGGTTTGGTAGTTCAAGAACGTCTCCACTCATGAGTTTACGACCAAGTGTTTCAATCATAAAGTTGTAATGAAAAGTAATAAACAGTGTGTCGTTATTTAAAAACAATCCAAATTGACTAAGATCAAAATCTATGTCCTGTGAGTTGTATACACCTCGCATTTGGTATATATCATCATCGTATTTTCTGTCTCTGTTTTCAAGTAAGAATAAATCTTCTATAAACAAAGGACTTTCACTGCTATATGCAGGTTGTGTTGCATCTTGAGTGCCGCCGCTTACACTGGAACTGTCATCTCCATGAGGTTGTGGTCCAAGATACTTGTGAACAAACATATCGACTCCGCCAACCTGATACATTTCCATAACAGTGCGGTCAATGAATTTATAATCGTTCTGACGATTTGGACGATAAAGACTTAATCTAGGCATACAGTAATCCTTCTTACTGTATTTATGGTTTTAGATAGCAACCTTAACTGGATCTTTACCAGTGATAGTAGTCATCTTTTTGCAAATGTTAGCAACTTCTTCAAGTGTTAACCAACCACGAACAGTATCGCCTGGTTCTGTAATGCCAGGAAGTTCTATTCCTTGACCACTTTTATCACTTACCATAATCTCAAACAATCCTTGTGTGCCGCCGTAACTGGCTTCGTGTTGTACAATACTCAACTCATACTTTTTATAATCAAGCACAAGTTGTATGCCTTTATGATATTTGCTTGTATCAAACTGCAAACCTAGAAGAGTAGCATTCATTTCAATGCATCCTTAGTTGTGCCTCCGCCAATATAACCTTGGTTGTTTCTTTGTTCTAACCTATCAATCATTTTCATCATATTAGCAATCATTCTATCAGCGGTTGATTGTTGTTCAACTCCTGCTGGAATACACACTGCTTCGATATCAACATTTTTTAGTGCATCAACTGCAATCATGCAGGTTTCTTTGTCTGCATAAGTCATTGGATTAGCCAACATCATTGTAACTAACATAAATTTCATTTTTCTGATCCTCCGTTTAGTTCTTTATTCATCTTACGTAAAAGATACATAGCATTTTGTCGCCAGTAGTCTTTGCCCCAAGTACCTTCCGCACAAAATTCTGCAGCTTGCCAGCAGTTGTCTATACGTCTTTCGTATAGTCGAAATATTGCATTATCCATATTTTGCCTGCGACATTTCATCTTTGTAACACTCGACTATTTTAGGAATGTAAACCAACAACTCAACTGCATCAATACCATCTTGTAGTCTTGCAGTCTCTATCATTTCAAACAACTCTTTTTCTGCTTCACTAACTGCATCGTGTTTGCCAGTTTCGTATGAAACTAATTTAATGTTTTCATTCACTGCGGCTTTAATTTGAACTTTGTATTTCATTATGCTACCTCTGCGGCTTTTTTATCATCTAACTCATAACCATCCTGCCATAAGATCCATGCATCATCATTGTTAGCAAAACCATATTCACTGGCAAAGTCCATTGAACTACTGTGCATTACTCTATCTGCTAGACCTCTGGTCTTGATAATATAATTAACCATTTCAGCAGTTTTTGCAAAACCAACACAATTAAGTTCCATAGCAACATCATCTCTACCACCGTAAAACTTAATACCGCCGTTTTCTGCACTTATAAAATCTATCTTTGACATCTAGCTCTCCTTATTTCTAACTATACATATATAATAACACAATTTGAATATAAGTCAACCTTTTTATTCTAAAAGAATAAAATAATTGTGGTTGACACTAACTACATACATGTTATACTCTGTAAACAGTTAGAACTATAGGAGCATTTAATGGCAAAAGGCAAAAGTTTAATGAAGCCAGGCACTCGTAAGAAGAAGCCGGTCATAAGAAAACAACGAAGCAAAGCACAAGATCCAAGTTGGACTACTGCATTGGACATGAGCGGCGAAGCCTATCATAGACATAAACGTGCTTCTGTAGATTGGTACTATCATGAACGTAAGCCAGTTGAACTGTTTCCTGACTTACTTGCTTGGATGAAAGATAACGACTATAGTAAAGATGAGATTGCCACAATGAAACGGCATGGGCATAATGGTATGGTATATGCCAGCATATATGCAAGATGTCTAAGACAAGGCATGCCAGATATACACCCCGAGCACAATGCATATTGGCAAACATTGCCAGGTACAATTGGTGATGTGCATCCTACCAGTAATTATATAAAAAAAAGTATTGCACAAGCCCTAGAACGTACATTGCCTGCACCAAAACTTGTTGTAGATAATACAAAACCAAAAGTTGAACGCAAAACAATACAAGAAAACATGCGGGATAAAACCATGGATATCGAAGGAGCGGTACACGAACTTGTTGATGAGTTTGTAAATAATGATTACAAAGATCCAGACAAATATAGTGTAATGAAACTTCTTAGAGAAGAAGGTTGTCCACCACAGACTATTGATATTATTGCAGTGCCACTACGAGCACAACTTAGTGAAATCAATGAACTTATGAATCCTCCTAGTAAAAAAGAACAGGCTAAAATGTCAGAACAAGAACTCGATATGATAGCACAACTAGATGAAGGCTACAGTCATTTAGGAAAGTTACAGATACGTAGTTTGCAAAAGTTTTTAGAAAAAGCAGTTGCTGATTGTGCTAGTTATGTACAGGTTAAAAAAGCAGATAGAGCACCAAGAGTTGCCAAGCAAAAAACACCTGCACAATTAGTACCTAAGTTTAAATATCTTAGAAAGTTTGAAGAATTAGAACTTATCAGCCTTAGTCCAGAAAAATTGGTTCATGGGTCTGAAGCATGGCTTTATAATACAAAAACACGGAAATTAATTTATGTTATAGCAGATGAAACAATTAAGACCTATAGTATAAAAAGCAACAGTGTAATTGGCTTTGATCCAAACAAAAGTGTGCAAAAAACACTACGCAAGCCAGCAGAACAGATCAATGAATTAATGAAAGGTGGTAAGCCTAATAATAGAAAACAGTTTGCAACGATTAAAGCCACTGAAATAAAATATAATGGCAGAGGCAACGAACACGTGGTTATACTCAAGGCCTGGTAAATTGCATAAATACTGTCATAGGATGGTATTATGGCAGAAGCACAGCAAACACTAGATCAAACACTAGACACTAAAAAGCAAGAAGCATTTGATTACGTCAAATTGCAGTTAGGCGAAGGCATAATTGATACTGAACTAGACGCAAGTCATTATGAAAGTATCTATCAAAGAACAATTGGCACATACAGACAACGTGCTGAAAATGCCTTTGAAGAAAGTTACAACTTTCTCACTTTAAGCGAAGACACAAACATCTACACACTACCACAAGAAATACAAACTGTACGTCAAATATTTAGACGTACAATTGGTTTCAGCAATGGCGGAGAAGGCACGGCGTTTGAACCTTTTAGTGCGGCTGCATTAAACACATATTTGCTAAACGGAAATCAAATGGGCGGACTTGCCACATACGATTTTTATTCACAGTATGTTGAGCTCACTGCAAAAATGTTTGGTGGTTTTATGAATTATAATTACAATACTGCTACTAAACAACTTACCATAATGAGAGATATCAAAGCTACAGGAGAAGTTGTACTACTTTGGTGCTATAATCTACGTCCTGAAGTACAGTTACTTTCAGACTTTTCAACTTCGCAGTGGATAAGAGATTACATGGTTGGCAATGCTAAACTTATAATTGGTGAAGCTCGAGAAAAGTTTGCTACTATTGCAGGCCCACAAGGCGGTACTGCACTTAATGGTGCACAAATGAAAGCAGAAGGAAATGCTATCATGGATGCAAAAATAGAAGAACTTAAAAATTATGTTGATGGATCTCAGCCACTTACTTGGGTCATTGGCTAATGCGTGTTGAAGAGTTTGTTACTAATCCAGAGATAATCAACGAACACGAAATGGTGTTCAGTCGTACCGGTAATAAACTCAAAACCAAATGGCGTTGCACCAGCGGTGCAAGACGTGGACGTGTTGTAGGCAATGCCAAAGACTGTGATGCACCAATCGATCAAAAGCGTCGAGCACAGATGAAAGTGACTCGTAAGACCAAAAGCAAACAGGCTGCACGTAAAGCCAAAAAAACAAAACGTGTAAATCCAGCAAGTAAACTGTTAGGTATGCTAAACAAGATCCGCAAACAAACTGTGTCATCAGGCGGAAAAGTACAACGTGCATACAAGCCACCAAAGACTAGTCTAAAAGGCACAGTTGGTACAAAGAAAACAGTAAAGCCAAGAAAATAGGTTGACATCGATTGGTATCCTGCTATAATGATACTATGGATATTATGATAGATATAGAAACTGTAGGCACAGGACCTAATGCCTGTATTCTTACAATAGCAGCACAGACATTTGATCCTTTCAGTGTTGGTTATCACAAACAAGATTACTATGCAAGAGTTGATGTTGATAGTCAACCAGATAGAGAAGTCGATGATGCTACTGTAGAATGGTGGGCAACACAACCACAACAAGCACAAGACGAAGCATTCGCTGAAGAAGGCAGAATACCTTTACGGCAAGCATTAGAAGAACTTAGCAAAATATGTTTTCATTGCAATCTAACATGGGCCAATGGTACAACATTTGATATGGTTATACTAGAAAATGCAATGAAACAATTGGGCTTACCTATACCTTGGCAATTTTGGAACGTAAGAGATGCACGTACGGTATATAGTTTGTATCCAGAGTTGCCTAAGCCACGTGCTAGTCACCATGCACTTGAAGATTGCAGAAGGCAAATAGATTTGCTTCAACAAACAATAAAACATTTGAAGGTATCTGGACTTAAATGATAATAGGGATATGCGGACTGATAGGCAGTGGCAAAGGCACAGTTGGCGATATACTTGTAGAGCAAGGATACAAAAAAGTAAGTTTTGCTGACAAACTTAAAGACGGTGTTGCTACTATATTTGGTTGGAACAGAGCCATGCTTGAAGGCGATACTGATGAAAGCAGAACCTGGCGAGAGCAACCAGACGAATTTTGGTCTAACGAAACAAAAATGGAAGTTACTCCTCGATTGGTTCTTCAATTGTTTGGTACTGATTGTTTGCGGAACGGCTTTTATGATGGAGTTTGGGTAAGTTTACTTAAAAAACACATACTAGACAATCCTGGAGACTATGTGATTCCTGATGTACGGTTTCGCAATGAACAAAACATGATACGTGAGTTAGGTGGCAAAGTCTGGCAAGTAAAAAGAGGTAAGGATCCAGTTTGGTTTCAAAGAGCTATACATGATAATGCAAATCCAGACACTAGCAATCTAATGATTGGGTTTGATGTTCACGAAAGTGAATACAAATGGATAGATGTCAACACACGATTTGACAGTATCCTACTCAACGAAGGAACAATTGCAGAACTCAAAGATTCAGTCTTGCATGAGATCGCCAATTTTCCAAGGTAAATCTAGTCTTACTATTTCCACATTACAGTTTAAACAAATACTACGTAGATTTGCAAGGTTTGCATTTTTTAAGTTTCCA